TAACTGCTATAGGAGAGCAGAACAGAGGCATCATCTGAAAAGTAGACATAATTTAATTTAATAAGATAGTTGCACCTTGAACTGTAACATTGCCACCAGCCTTTAATGTAAGTACACCACCTGCATTAAATCCACCAACACCACCAGCAGTGATATTAGCAGCACCACCAGTAACAGTCTTCCAAAGACCAGCACCTACGTAGGTACATGATGGACCATAAGCATAGAATAGAGAACCAGCAACATTGTCAACAATATATCTAGGTATCGCATCTGCAGCAGATCCACCTGGGAACATATGAGTTTCTATTGATCCAAAACAAGTAGTCATTTTACCAGATTTTAAACCAATCTTACTTGGTGGTGCATTGAGTAACTCATTTAATAACGGAGTATGTACATCAATAACTGATTGTCCAGTCAAAAGAAGTTCTCCAGCAGCAATACTTGTAGCACCATCAGCCTTGATATCTATTTTAGTAGAATTCATATTGGTAACCTTAGATGCAATGTTACATTCTGCTCCTTGTACCTCAAACTTAGCACCTACTGTATTAATGTCAACATCAGATCCAAATCTAATTGTATGTTTTTGAATCTTTTCATTCTTCTTATTACCCTTCTTATCAACAATCTTAGGAGATCCCTCTGCACCTATAAACATTCCTCCACCAACTTCTAAATGAAAATCACCATTAACCTTTAAACGATAATCACCATAAACTGTCTCTACTCTATCACCATGAACATTACAACACTCATCACCACGAACTTCTTCTGTAAGATTACCTGCCCAAGTGAAATGATCAGCAACTAAATTACCATTCTCACCTTTTCCTTTATTTGCTTTCTTAGCAGCAGATTCTACTTTCTTTGTCCTCTCCTCATCGGTCATCTCCACTTTACTTTGTCTTATGGTCTTCTCTGCTTCATACTTTGCATTTTGATAGTTATTCAAACTAACTGAAGTATGAGTTGATCCACTTGGACTTTTCTTAATAGTAGTTTGACGACCAGGTGTACCAATGAACAAATCATAAGCACCATTAATATATGTTTTTGCTGTAGTTAAATAAGGATCAGCTTTGTGTATAATATTATCAATCAAATTACCACCACTATCATTACTACCACAACTACCTCTACTAGATCCTCTTATAGCATTAATTTCAGCAAGTTCTTCTGGTGTACAATGTGTAACACCAAATAAAGGATACCATCCTACTGTATCTTTACCACCTTCTGCTTCTCTATTACAACCACTACCAGTAAGTTTAATAAACATCATAATCAAACCAGTAATACTTGTAAGACCATTCTTCATCAAGTCGGTTCCTGCTGAGAAAATACCACTTCCTGCCTTCCAAGCTTCGATAATTTCTTTTGCCTTATCAATACCATCTACAATACCAGTAACTGTACTAACTAAATCTTGAATTGAATCAAGGATCTTATTAACACTACAAACAACACTATCAATAGTATCTTGTACTCCCTGCATAACCATTGTTGCTTTATCAATTAGACCATCAAGGAAACTATTGAGTTTATTAGTAAGACTACCAATTGGATCAGAAATATATGATAATAATTGATTATCAATAGTACATAATGATTTCAATATAGCAGTAATTGCTGCTTGTACTGCTGCAAAAGTAGCATATGGAATACCAAGAGCACCTGATACAAGACTTGCTAACGATAATGATTCTGCTAGATTAGCTACAGACTGACGAATTGCAGAAACTACTTGAGCAAAAACTGCTCCCAAGAAATTTTGTACCTTCCAAGTAAGTTCCTTTGCAGTAACTAATTTACCAGAAACTATATCAAGAAAATCACCACCTTCTGCTTTAATAAGAGTTCCTGCACTATCAGCTATGTCTTCAATAAGATATGATAACTCATAATCTAATGACTTCCAAGGACCACCAACACCATTAGCAGTAGCAAATGGTTTTGTAGGATTTGATGGTTTTGCTGGATTTGTACCACTTCCATTAAGACCTTGTGCACTTTGAATTCCATCTGGTGATCCTTTACCACCAGCTTTACCTGTTTTACTACCTGGTAATGAAACACTATTATTATCAGAATTCCTAATATACCCTTCGGCTTTAGTCCTTGCAGTTACATCATTAGGTGCTGATGGATGTAAAGAAGCAGCATTAGGAGCAATACCTGGCTCCATTGTTTCTCCAGTAAATGCAAATTGTTTTATATCTTTAGACTTATTATCCTTATTAACTCTCATAACACCAATTACAATTGGCATCTGAGCAGATTCCCCATCCATAAAGAATCCCATAACGATAGCACCAGGTTGTAATTGACCAGATGATTCTCCTTGCTGATCATTTCCTGCTTGGCAAGTATGTTGCAATACTGTTGCCCAAGGTAATTCTTTAGTAGGTAAATCTGAAGTAGTACCACCACGTACATTAGTATAATAACCAAGTACACGACATTGAACCCTACCCAATTCCATAGGATCATCAGTTGCTTCAACTTCACCAACCCACCAAGTGAATCCGTCTTTTCCAACAAAATTTACTTGGGGTTCTCTGGTAATACCTTCAATCGTTGCTGGCATTGTTATCTTAATTCCTTCATTTTATATTTAGCTGTCTATCCCACCTTGAGCATTTTTACGTTGACTATCTCCTTCAGGAAGCATCAATCCTATATTTCCAGATATAGATACTCTTTCTTTATCACAATTATAAAATGGATAAACTGCATGTAAAAGTTTTGAAGGGAAAAATAACATAGTACCTTCTCGTGATGGTGCCATTTCATAGTTATGCATAGAAGGTTCTCCTAACATATTCACATATCTAAATTGAAAATTAGATATTTCTTGTGAATTAGCACGTGCAATAGGAAGTTCCTTCTGCTCTCTATAATCTGTAGGAATTTTCATCCAAACTACAAAACTATAAATCCCAAAATGATTATGAACTGGATTAAATTCTGTTTGATATTGATGATTGACCCAAAAATCTGCTAGGTAATATGGGACATTCTTACTAATTGGAAAATTAAAACCAATATTATAAAACTCCTTAGCATATATGCCAGTCATTTCATGTAAAACATTATTCCAAAACCAATCATCCCTATCTTCTAAAGTAATACTCTTGGTTATATTACCAGCAAGAAATTCTTTCATATCTTGCTCATCTTTCTCTGCTTCACCTACTATATCCCATAGGTAAAACATTTCTTCTCTACTAAGTTGCCTTTCTAACCATCCACCAAGAGGAGGTCTTATGGATTTAGTTGTAGAATTTACAATCCTTGTTATACTCATTTAACCCTCCCATGATCAGCATGATTAATACGTGTGTTATCTTTAGGTATAAAGAATTGACTAATACAATATCTACCTAATCCATTCAATTCAGATCCCTCCATATCAATAGGGGTTGCTTGATGTAACAAGGGACCAGGAAAAACTACTGTCCTATTATATTCTAATTCAATTTTCGTGTCAAATTCTGGAAAAATTAAATCTCCACCAGTAAATGCTTTTGGTTCTTTATACAACCATGTTAATGATGTATATACAGATACATCAAAGTGAGGTCTATACTCATTACCATTTTGATAATATAATAACTGGGTATAATACTTTTCTACAGTACGACAATTAAAATACCAATGCCCATGATTAATTAATATCTTTGGATCTATTACTACATTTCGTAATATATTAGATTGCTCCCTATCGTGGAACACATCATCTAACCAGACAACATAATTATTCTTTAATGTTTTTCCTGTGTCTGGATCTTTTGCTGAATCATCTAACCTCTGATCTGATACTTCAGATGATTTCATCCTTGATGGATGAGTAAAATAATCTATCTCCTTCCAAATTAAATCTAATTGATCTTCATTATAATGATTATCAATGACAATTAAAGGAAATGGGTCATGAATGTTTTGTATTTTCATAATGTACGTGTGAACCTATAAAGACTCTTACTACCCCAAGTCATATCACCTCTAGGATTAATTCCTTG